ACTAAATGTTGGCATATTGTTTCCTAAATTAAGTAAGGTTCAATAGCCTAGCGATTATCCTACTGGGTCGCAAAAGTATTTAAAAGGTCTTGCGATTATCTTTTATTTAACTTCTCTGTTGGCTTATATTATTGTCGCGGATAGGCAGTTCTAAACAACCCATCCATTTTAGCTGATGCTGATTTATGATTCGGATCGGTTTTGTTCAAGTATGACTTGGAGAATTCTTTATCTTGATAAAGACTCTCAATCTCCTCCTTTGCCGATTGTGAACTAATCCGACCTCCTCCACCAGATCCAACTACTAATTGATCTTCTCCCATCATTTCTCCAATTTTAGAGAATGCCTTTAGTAATTCTGGATGATTCCCTAAACCAGTTTCATCCATTAATTGACTAAATTCTTTAGAAGAAAATTGTGCAAACGCTCTCTGTGCATAATCAATTTTACTGTCATAGTTAGTACCCCATTCTCGTTTGAGGTTAATCTGACTATCAACTGCAAAATCTGCATTAGCTTTGGTAGAAGCCTTTTGTCCTTCTTGCTCCACCGTTGCATATAGCTTAAGCATGCTTGCCGCTTGATCCTGCGTAAGACCGATTTGGTGGGTAGCATTTCGATAAAAATCTAATTTGCCACTATCTTCACCAAATTCGTAACCTTCAGGTGTTTCTGGTCTGCCGATCTTGTTGTAGAAATTTTCCTTCGATTCTCCTTCTTGTGGTAATTGTACAAGATGGTCAGGGTTTCCACCTATTTTTTTAACTGCATTAACGTAGGACTTTGCCAGGTTATCTACAGTTGAAAATGTCTGAAGACTTGGTTCATTCCTCAAGTTCTCAGGCAATGATGCTGGATCGAATTGCATTCTGTCATATTGAGATGCTTCTGGTGATCCAACACCCGCTCCAGAGGCAACTTGTCCTGATTCATCAGGGGTTACTTCAGTAGTCATTTCTTCCATTATTGTCTCCTTTTACTACGTTCAGATTCGTGTTGATCAATACGCTGTTTTATAGCATTAAGATCTGTTTGTAATATCTCCATTATTCTTATAATAACTGATCTCTGACCTTCTTGGAAAGCGGAGACATAGGGATCAGGTGTTTGTAATGTCTTATAAACATGAAAATTTTTAGCAAGTACAGCAAGTATATCTTCACCTTGCTCACCTTTAAATATATCACGGAATAAATCTTGTTCTCGTTTTCTTTCAGAGAAAGGAAAATTCACGCTGTTCTTCTTTTAGCTTCTGCATTAGCCTGACTTTCATTTACCTGTGCCATAACTTGAGCTTGTTGTTGCTCTTGTTGCATTTGCTGTTGCTGTTGTTGTTTTTCAATTATTTTCTGCACTTCTTCATCTGATCTTAAGTTTGAAGGAGGCACTTGCAATACTTCTGCTGTATTCTTTAATATACGTTGAGTATCAAAATACATTGGAATTGTTTGATCTATTTGTGCTAATGGCATAATCATTTCAAATAACTGTACCATTGAATTAACTTCGCCACTTCTTAAAGATATAGAAATAGGATTAAGATATTCTATCCTATATCCTACTTCTTCTAATACGGCTGGCGGTGGACCCAACATCATTGACCTCATTAGAATATTTACAGTACGTCTTATTAATGGATCTAAAAATTCTGTCTCCTGACGAGCTAGAAGAGGACCAAGTACAGGCATTCTCTGTCTCATCCTTACAGATACTTCTGTAGCAGAGAAACGCATAACATCTCCATCTGGTGCTGTAGGTCCAGGTAACTCTAATACATCCAAGAAGAATCCTTCTTTTATAGAATTTATTAGTTTTGCACTTAGTTGCTGCGCATATTCTACTTTACCAGCATTAGGTGCAGGGAAAATCATGTCCTTACCGCCTATACCTACATTGTAATAATTTATTGCATCAGGCGTTGTGTCAAGAGGATCAAGAAGTCCAGAATCAGGAACAAACATAGGAGGTGCAATAGCTTTTTGTACTCCCTTTAAGTAGACTTTTTCTACTTCATTCATTAAACGCATATCAGGCAATACTTCCCAAGCTGGACCTCTACCATAAATTTCTCTATCTGATCTTTCCCATCTTGCACATATATAGGGCATTTCTGTGTAACCACCTATTTGTATTACATGCTTTTTATCTTTAAGATATGTTATCGCAGCAAATGGTTTGTCCCATTTTTCTCCTAAAAATTCCATTAATGTCCAAGATGGACATACTAAATGTACTACATCTTCATCTTCAAGCATTTTTTCGCCAAACCCTTTTTTGACTATATCTTCTGGTAAGGATTCAGCTGGGTATCTTGATACTAAATCTTTGGCAGTTTGTTTGTAGCTTCTATAAATTGTATCAACTTCCATTTCTCCACCAGCAGCCAATACGCAATCAGATAAAGGAAAGTTCCTATAACGAGGACCAACACCAGGAATATCTTCAACAAAGACGATGCCAGTCCCAAAAGCTCCTGCTTCAAGGTAATACTGAAAGATTGCAGAGTGAAAGTTTGAGGATGGTCTTGAGATATGATGTTTGATGACTTTTGACGCATTTTCTAACCATAGTTGAACATCTCTTTGTTGATCTACCTGTGTAACTCCTGTGGTTAATTTAAACCATTCAGCACCCATAGGAGTAAAAACATTATGTATTTGAGAAGCAAATCTTTTTAATGCTCTCATTGCTGTACCTTCAAATGCCATCTCTAAGCGTTCTTCACCTAGTGAACGTTTTGATGTAAAATCTGAACGATGTGGTAATACATACTCAGCAAGTTCCTGCCAATGACGTTCCCAAGTAGTACGTTTACCTTTTAAATATTCGTAATGCTTATCAATCCTTGAACCTAAAGGATCTCTATTGCTATATTGTGCCATAAGTTAACTCAAGTTTCGTCTTTGGTTGACCAATGATGGAGCTGAAGCAACTTGTTGTGGAAATTTTCTTAGTTGATGTATCTCTCGTCTTTCTTTACCTTCTCTACCAAAAGGATCGCCTTGTAATCCTTCAAAACTTGAGAATCCTGGTCCAAGATTTGAGCCGCTACCAGTTGCAGCAGAACCACCACCGCCTCCACCTCCACCAAGACCTCCATATGTATCCCAAAGTACTGCTGACAATATATCCATATTTGTATCCATTAACCCAAGTGGATCATCATTACCACCTGTTAGATCCCAATCACTAACTATACCCCACTCTTCATACCAATTTTGAGGGCTAACGACTAAAGCATTTGGATTATTAATATCTATCGTTGCCCCTGTTACAAAACTTACACCTTCACCAGCAAGAGTTGCTGTATCCTGAAGAGCATCACCAACTATTGCAAGATTTTCTATTCCAGTTTCACCAATGTCTACTGCATCTGCAACAGTTGTGTTAATGCCAGATTCCAGATCATTAAGAGAATCAGTATTTTCAGCAATACCTGTTTCAATATCTCCAGCTATATCTGCAAGATTTTCTTCAGTTTTGTCTAGTCCTTCATAAAAGGCTTCTGAACCCTGTTCCCACATATCTTTTAACCAATCTGGTACATTAGCAGGGTCTAGATAACCAGCACCTGTAGCCATATCTTTAGTATAGTCTGACCATCCTGTCCAATCAGCCATTGCTCCTGGAATTTCTCCAAAATCTCCAGCAAGATCACCAGCAGCATCAATAATATCACCACCTAAATCCAATACTCCTTCAGCTATATCTGTTCCAGCATCATACAACTGCCCTCCAATTCCACCATGAGGATGAGGAAACATTTTTTTATGACATAATATTACTTCACCTTCATATTCAAATGACTTAGATGATTCTTCAACTAATTCTCCTTTGTCGTCATTCCATGTATAGATGATTTCTGTATATACTTTCATATATCTTTCCTTATGCTAATGATTTAACTCGTTGTCGACCTTCTTCTGTCTTTGCTAGATCATGGTATAAAGTCCCTTTACGCATACCTTCTTCCCTGCGTAATGCAGACTCAATTTCACCTGGTCTTTGCCAATTACCACCATTAATTAAACTTGGATCTTCTGCATCACTATTTGCAACTGCTCCTGATCCTGTTGCAGCTGAAGCATCATCTGCCCATCCTACATCTGTACCAAATAGAGCATGGGAGCTTTTAAATGCTACATCTTCACCCCAATCTAACAAGTCTTGTGTAGAACCTCCTGGTTTAGTTAAGCCTCCCTCCCATATTGGTGCAACTTGTCTTGATATATTCATATACCAGTTCTTATTGTGTTCCACCATCCCTATTTTGCCACTTTCAGGATAGAAAGCACCGCCTGTTGCTCCAGAAAATTCTGTGCTGGCTTTATTACCTAACTTATTTAATGCTTCATTATCTTTAAAACCTTTCCAGCCGCTCGTCAATCCAGTCCAGAAATTCTTAGCTTCTCCACCTCCTTTAAAAGCCGATTCTCCTTTATTCCACCAGTCTCCTAGTGAACCTCCAAAACTAAATTTCATAATATCTCCTATGCATATACACGTTTTTCAATTGGAAAATAATTCCATTCTCCAGGTCCAGAACCAATAGCTTTTCTTATTCTCTTTTTATCCCCTTTATC